CCCTCGGAGGCTGTGAACAGGGATCGGTACTCAGGCTCACGGGGTACTTGAGCCATGTTGGGGTATCTGTGGGTGCAACGGCCAGTGACCGCTCCATTAGTCACAACGTGACCATGAAGTCTCCCCTTCCTCTCCAGCTTCATCCAGCCGTTAGCACCATCAGCTAACTGGCCCATGCGCTTCTGAAGAGTCAGGTAACGAGCAAGCTTCTTTGCTTCTGGGTAGGGTAGCCCAACCAAAACTGTTTCATCTACCTTAGGCTTACCTCCCTCTGTAAACTGATTAGGTTCCCATCCTCGGGCCATAAGCCTTTCAGATATGTGATCCCTACTGGCAGCGTTAAAAGGAATGCGCTTAACCTTACGATCTCCCTTAACTATTTCCTTAGGCTTATACCCAGCAGCTATAGCAGCAGACTTAGTAGAGAACTGCTGACCACCAGCGATCCACCAAGTCATCTTCATTTGGATAACCTTGGGAGGAAAGAGACTCTGGAACTCGCTCTCCAGTTCTATCTTTTCGGTAGCCAGTTTAGCGTACAACTGCTCGGCAGACTTAACATCGAACGCAAACCCGTTGAGTTCTTGCTCAGTCATTATCCAAGCGAAGTCATGCTCCAGTTTAATAGCCTCTTCAGAGTACTTCTTAGACTCAAGATGATTAAACAACTCCAGAGTAACCTTCACATCCTGCTCACAGTAATCCTCCAGTTCTTTAGTCCACTTAGTCAAATCACTTGACTCCAAGTAAGTACCCTTGAGCATATTCAAACGATAGCCCCAAGCTTTAAGGCTATGACTCCCAGTTATATTGGTAGGGTAGTCATCCTCCTTGCGGGATCTGTTGATGTCGTAATCCCTAATGTCCGTGTGAATCAGGCGACTCATGGTCAGAGTGTCCCGAACCAGCGCAGAAGGAACCCAGTTATAGAGTTTTCTCAAAGCTGGAAGATCAAAATTAATAATATTATGACCCACTATAACATCAGCTTCGTCCATCATCTTGAGACCGTCCTCAATAGGTGGGCCTTGCATTGTGCTGTTGAACCTAAAGACCTCTCTGGTATCAGCGTCCTGCAACACTAGGCAATGACACCTGTGCAACTTGGGAAGCAAGTCATTGGTTTCTATGTCAAAGACAAGCCTCTTCATAGCTCCTCACCTTCCAGCTCTAGGTGTTCATTCATGCGTCCGGTTTCAGTATCGTACTCCAGCCTAGTGGCTATGCCCGTTTGACCTGACCAACGATTCTTAAGAATACGCACCGTAGATATGTGGCATGACTCGTTGTCCTGCTGATCTCTCTCCAGACCGACGACCATATCGCTAAGCTGTGCTATGGCAGCAGACCCTCGGAGTTGCGAGAGGCTGGTAACTGCTCCATCCTCGTGACCCCTACCTTCAGGGCGACGAAGGTGACTCACGAGAATCAGTGCAAAGCCTAGCTCCTCCACCATAGACCGGAGGCGAGTCATGGTGTTGTCGATAAGACGCCGCTCGTCTCCACCTTCCATACCACTGACCACAATAGACAAGTGATCCAAGAAAATTGTGGTACAACCGCAGCCTGTAACCATGTACCTCACACGGTTAAGCAGGTTATCGCTATCGAGTGAACCAAAGTGGTCGTACATATAGCACCGTCCACTACCCACGGTAGCTTCGAAAGCGATCCTCTTTTCTTCATCCGACACAGTGGTAGGATCAAGATGAAGAGGACGGTTGCAATGGAGACCCATCAAGCCCAGCGAAGTACGCCTGACATTTTCCTCAAGAGCGATGTATCCTATCGTTTCGCCAGAACTGAGGAGGGAATAAGCAACCTCTTTACACAACTGGCTTTTACCGATTCCAGAACCCGCACAAAAAGTAGCGATCTCTCCCTTGCGGATTCCGTGCGTCAAATCATTCATTGACTGCCACGGATAAGGGAGGGATTCGCATACGATTTCTTTAGAGACGGTCTCCCACAAATCAACGCCGTCTACAATACCATCAGGTCTGTAGGGTCGGGCGTTGAAAATTGATTGTACTACTTCTGCTGCCCTCCCAGCTACCAACATTTCGTTAGCATCCTTGAGAGGGAGAGTAGCTATTTTAGCTTTGCCCACAGGCAGGAGAGAAGCGCAGTCTGTCGCAGCTTTCTTACCAGCCTCGTCATTATCGAACATCAGAATTACTTCTTCAAAGTTCTCTAGATAATCGAGACTAGAAGTAAGCACCTTCCGTGCTGCCGAAGCACCGTTAGGAAGAGAAACCACAGGCCATTTGTGGTCGTTTATCTGAGAGACCGACAGTGCGTCGAGTTCTCCTTCAGTAATGACAAGCTTCTTACCACGACTCCAAAGATGAGACCCGTAAAGACCTGCTTTAGATATGTCACCCACAGAACGGAAGTCCTTCTGAGGCAGTCGTATCTTCTGAGCTATAGTCTTACCGGACTCATCCTTGAAGTTAGCAATGTGACACACCTTTCCTTCAAAGGAGCCGACCTTGTATCCCCATCGTCGGCAAGTGTCCTCGGTTATACTTCTTCTAGAAAGCTCCTGAAAATCTCCCTCTGCGAAAGCGGAACCGACAGGCTGTCTTTCATGTAGCTGGCTAGATCCTTGGTTGATATTGTCAGTTTCTCCATTCTCATACGCTTCGCAGACGAAGCAGTAGGAATGACCGTCGCTGTAGGTAGCCCGTCCGTCAGACGAGCCGCATTTCTCGCAGGGTTCATGTGATATAAATGTTGATTCGTTGTTCATAGTGCTTATTCCTTTTCAAACCATTCCTTTGGTGGATTTTTATGGCCCCAAAGAAAGCCATTCTTGTCAGCCCAATCGCAATAGCGGGTATTACTGCGCTTGGATAATTTTAAGTATGCGTTTTGAAATACAAACCTGAGGTCTATCTCTGGATGCTGATCTCTGATCCAAATATGTTTCTTCCTATCTTTCCCGCTAAACAGACCCTTAGCTTCAATATAAAAATTAAACTCAGGTAGGTAGAAGTCGGGGAGGTAGTTAGATTTTTGCTCAGGCTTAACGTATTTAATATTGTGTGGTTCGTAGTCCACCTGCCGCCCTCCCCTTGCGAGGAGGACGGCGAGGTACGCTTCGTACTGCGAACGGTATGCCATCCTTTTACAGATCGTCCACAGTAGTCACGGACTCCTCATGGCTACTGAAAGTAGCTTCCTCCTTGGCTGCATCAGCAGCTTCTTCAGGAGCCTTGTAGCCATCCTCCTTGGCTGTAAAACCAAAGCCAGCCGCACCGTTGGATTGGTACTCAACCAACTCCACAACCTGAACGGCGTTGAGTCGCAGAGTAATGCCACAACCCATAGTAGGCGTGTAGTACGTTTGCGGGGCGAACTGAATGACAAGCTTGCTGCCGCCACCGATCACTGGGCCTGTAAATCCCTTCAACTGAGAATCAACAAGCTTAGGACGTTGAGTCCAGCTCTTGCCAGTGCGTGTAGTGACGTTGTGCTTCAACTTAAACTTGAAGTCAAACTCGCCAGTAGGGTTTCCGTCATCGTCGTGAACCTCAGTGTAAGGGAGGTTAGCTTTTTTGACAGAAGGTTTGCGAAGCCGCTTAACTTCTTCAGCATGGAAACCGTCAAGCTTTGCTTCTAGTTTTTCAACAAGCTTCGCACCATCTTCAGCAGAAAGACGAAGGTTAACCGAGAACACTCCGTTAGGATCAAACTTAGTGTCGGGCTCGTTGAGTCGAGGGTAAACAGCTACACCCTCAGGTGTAGTCCAGTATTCAGTGTTGTTAGCCATAATAGTTAGTCGTTTCGTTGCAACTCCGTGCTGCAACTACGAATACATATACTTTGAGTGCCAAACTTCGTCAACTGAAAACTTTCCAATAATTTTGGAGAGATCTTTTTGAAAGTCGTAATAACACTGTTTTTCCAGTGTTTTTCGAGTAAAAATTTTTTCGAAAAAAATGTTAGAATCATTTCTAAAAATTTTTAGGTACGCTTGTTTCACATTTTTTATTAACTCAGGAAGGTTTGGAGCATGAGTACCAAAGCAATCGTGAATCGAGTACACATCAGTCAACGCCGTTGATGATAGTGCCATATGCATAATTGAAGCATCGAGGCTGTGAACAAAATTTGGAGCAAAACTTCTAGCTATTTTTGTTCTGTCTAGCTTGTCGGTAGGCTCCCTGTAAGTGAGGCTATGTGACTTACCAAGAATGTAAGATGAGCATTTGTGTATTTTTTCCTTGCGGTAGTCGAGGGTAATAGGGAATCCTGACGGCGACAGCCAACTCACTTCACCTTCGTGACCTTCTGCGAGTCCCTTAAGATACCTTAGTACCTTAGGATACTTAGGGTATAACCTAGAGAATGTATTTATTATAGTCTTAGCTATAGTATCTGCTTTATTTAAGGTATCCTTAGTGTACTTAACTCCTAACCAAGCTTTAGTTATTTCTATTGCTCTGAAGACAGTACAACCATAAGGGATAGTCATCACAATGGACTTTACCAAGTCTCTTGTTATCGGGATGTTTAACTCAGCTTCGACTTCGGTTTGTATTCTTGAATAGATGTCGTGCTTAGAATCGTTAGTCAGGTTTGTCCATAAAGCACCTTCTTCGTCCTTAAGGATTAAGCTTAAAATCTGTAGCCCGTTAGAAGAAGCATCAGCAGAAACCGGAAGAGAGGTTTCCCCTGTCTCCACAGCATTAGCATAATCAAAAATCCACGCTAAGAATTGCCAAGGGTTTTTAGCGTCTGCCCACCACAAAAACCCAGTAGGGTTATACAAAGTTTCCTTCACCTTTTCCTGCCAATCAGAGTCGAAACCTCCGTACAGGTTTGCGCCGTGTTTGATTAGGTTAGACATGGATTGTCCTACCTTTACTTTCCTTTCAAACTTTAGCAAAGCTCTGGCTAGATCTGGGCCTTGTGGGTTCAAGAAATTGGGTATGCAGTATGCCCTTCCTCTGAAATCCATTTGATGCGGGAAGTACATGGTCTTTTCCATGTATTCCCTAGCTACCCAGAGCATCTTAGAAACCCTAAGCCTAGAAGACCGTAGTGCGTGGTCTTCTCGGTAGTACTTAGCGGCTTCATACTTCCATTTCTTTTTAGCTTCTTCGTTGGAATCAAAGTCAGCAGGTTTGGGCGGTATGTTATCTAAAGCAAACGGAGGAAAGTCAGCTACTTGGTATTGGTTAGCCCAAAAGTAATGAGCTACGTCATACACCTCTTGGTTTA